TGGGGAGAAATTACCATTAGGCAGATTACCATAACCTGCTGCAGTTTTAAATGCCATTTTTATCTCCATTGAAATAAACAAACGTATACAAAAAATGTATACAACAGATTTTCCTTTTCATCGGCTAATAGTATTTGAGGTTGTGTGTTTAGTAGCTATTTAAACACAGGCTCATACCATCAGGTAGGCTTCCAAGTTTTAATGTGAGTGTGAGTGTCCTAGAACTAGGGGTCACACGTCTAGTTACATATAGTTATACTTATAAATAACTATTTGTCAACACTTTTATCTAGCAGAACCTGATACATCATATACGAAGTTTCCTGAACGTATTGACTCCATAATTACGTCTGAGTTCTTTTCATACTCATCTGCACTCATGTTCTGTACATCAGATTCTTTTATCATGTTATTTTTAGTATTAGTTGTCGGAGTATTCTTTTCAGACTTCGGATTAACTGCCATAGCAGCACTCTCGCTACTCTTGACCTTATCTTTCTTGCCAATATTTCTGTCTGATTTGTACAAGTCAATAGCTCTAGCTGCTGATCTTGCATCCTGACTATTTTCGTAAAGAGCATCTTGAACCCATTTTGGTTGTTCTTCTGCCCACTCATGAAAATCGTCACTATCTCTAATCTCTGCGAAATCAGGATGAATCTTTAATAATTCTACTTCTGCTCTTTCTTTAGTAGTCTTTGCATTAAGTTCATCTATTTCTTTTAATCTTTGCTCTATGGCTTCAGATTGTTCTTTAGCTTTTTTAATCGCTATTGTCTCTACAATCTTTGCTACATCTGGGTATTCTTTTGCCCACTCCTCTAATTCTTTTTCAGTCTTAGGAAGTTTAATCTCTTTCTTAGTTGCTTTTTCTAGCTGAGATTTTAAGTCATCCAACTGCTTTTGAAACTCTCTTTCTTTTTCTTGGGAGTGTCTACGTAAGTCTCCATATCTTTTCTTGAAAGTTTTTTCTTCAGCACTCTTTGGTTCTTCTTCTTTTTCCTCTACCACTTCTTCTTTAGTTTCTTCGGTGATTTTCTCGGTTTCGCCAAGTGCTTCTTTCTTTAGCTTTTCTAACTCCTCCTCATCTTTTTTAATTCTGTCTTCATGAGTAGAAGGTTTCGCTACAAATGCTGTTTTCTTTGGTGTAGCATCTACCACCATTTCTTGTGCTTGTTCAGCCATTTCTTTCTCCTAGGGTTATCGTAGCCATTATTGGGGGATAAGTAGCTAGTGCATATTGTGGATTATTATCTTGAAGCTAATCCACCTCGCTTCATCTTCTTAACTTTAGGCTTACTTTTTCTTCGTGTTATTAACGAACCTTTATATGTTCCACCAAATTCTCCTGTCCCAAAAGCATCTTCAAAACTTCCTGCTTCTCCAGAAAAACCACCATTACCACTATCAGACTCTTGTTGTACAGCAGCTCTTGATTCAGCTTCTAGTTGTGCTAAAGATTTCCCTGTAGCTTCTCGTACAGCTTTTTCTGCTGCAGCAGTAAATCTTGCTCCTTCTTCTTTTTCTTGCTGTTCTGTTGTATAGTCATTATACGCATCTTTTTCTGAATCTGATAACTCATTGTAAGCATCTGTCGCAGATTTACTAACATCAAAACCTAAGAAAGACCTATCTCTTGTGTCTTTTATTAATCTATCAGATATATCTTTACCTAATGAAACTACTTTATCATAATCAACTTCTTGATTAGTGATTGTATCTTTATATCCTACTTTAGGATCAAATACAATTTGATTTTTATTTAATTTTTCTAAATCATTAACTCTACTTACAAAGTCTTTTGCAAATTGTCCTGTTACATCATTCTTTATTTTAAGAAAGTCTTCGTAGGATACAGTTTTAGTTATATTGCCTTTTTTAAAATCTACAGTAGTCCCCTTGGGTGCTTTTCCTCCTAGTATTCCCGGCAAAGCCGCTATACTTGCTATTCCAGGCAATCTTCCCGGAACGTTATATCCTATTTCAAATGTTGTGGAGTTTGTCTGAAGTCCTGGTCTATTCGTGTCTTTGTCTCCACCTATTGCTAAAGTTGCACCTAAAGTAGTAGTAGTACCACTATCATCTCCACTTGAAGTGTCTGTTGGTTTTACTTTAGTAGTTTCTACTTTTGTTTTAGTTTCTGTTGGACTAATTGTTCCCGTGTCAAGTTTAAATCCATCTGCCTCTAATTGTGCTAACTGTGCAGGATTTAAAGGCTGACCTGTCCCCACAATAAAGGGAACAAATCTTACTTGACTACCTTTTTTATATTTTCTATTTTCAGTTTTTACTTGCCCTAAGTTTGACTGTGGCAGTAATGATTTAAAAGAAGCTGGAGCATACGGAGTGACACCACCTGGAGTATACATCTGACCCATGCTAGGATTATATACATTAGGTGTATTCATAGTTGTAACTTGATTGGGCATATTTGTTGGATTGCCTAGAGGATTAGTTACAACACCACCAACTTGCATCTCTATTGGATCATCTTCCATCTCTAGGTCTTCTATTGTAAACGGTATATCGTCTGGAAGTGTCGCTTCGTCTGAGTTACCCATCTGACCCATATCTTCCATTCTTTGTAGTCCTGCCTTTGCTTTTTGTCTTAGTCTCATCAGAAAATCTAAACCTAGATATCTTACAACATCGGCAGGAAAAACAAACTCGCCTTCACTTAGTCTAGCTGGTATATCATCTCTCACTTCTTCTTTTGTAGAGCCTGGTGGTACTTCGTTACCTGATTCTTCGTCTACTTCCCCACCTTCATCTTTTAGTCCACCATCTTCAAACATTTCCATCTGTTTAGGCATAGCACCACCTTTAGCTGCTTTAATATCATCTAATTTAACTTCTACTTTATCTCCTCTTATTTTATCTATCAGCTTTGCTCTTTTAATATCTTCAGCATCAGCTTCACTTGGGGGGTAAAATAAATTTCTTGGATTGTCTAAGGCTTTATCTTCATCTTCTTTAAACTCCACCAAGGACTCATTGTATCCCATTATATTTGGGTCTTTTGCTTCCTCAAAGAGTTTTTTCATGTTTTCTACAGGTCTAGCTTTTGGCTTTACTGCCATAGCTATTTCATTATCAGTTTTTTTCTTTGCCATTGACTTCATCCCTTAATAATTTTAGTCTACGCAATATAGCTATTGAGCCTTGACATCTATGTATAATAGCCATATCATTTGTTTGTTCCATTGTTTTGTGTTGTTGCTCTATCAACACATCAATGTATTTATTCAGATGGTGTTGGTGACTGACCACCTGCTTGAGGTTGCTGAGTATTTGCTTGTCCACCTTGTGCTACTCCTGAAAATCCTTGTTCTCCAGGTATAGGAGCTTGTCCTGTACCTATCGTTCCACCTCCTACGCCTGTTGGGTCGTTTGGATTTAAACCCGCAGGAGCTTGTTGTTGTGGCATATCCCCTCTAAATTCTTTTAGTAGTTCTGCTTGTCTAGCAGCTTCATCCATATTATTAGTAACCTTATCAGGGTCTAAGTCCATAGCTTTAGCTATTTCACGAATGATAAAGTTAAACTTAGCAAATGGAGCAAGTGCTGGATTAGAAGCAGTTTGTAAGAACTGCATAAGTCTTTGTGATCTAACTTCGTTAGCCATTAGACTTTCTGTTCCTCTTGCTTTGACCTCTAGATCACCTCTTATTTCAGGATCAAAGTCAAATTGCATATTAAATCTAAATAAACCTTCACCTAAAGGTTTTAATAAATAGTCATCTATATTTTTTATTACTGTTTTAATACTGCCACTTGCAGCATTCATCAACATAGATATTCCTGATGCAGTTCTACCTACACCCATAACACCTGTTTGTCCGTGAGCAAAAGATGGAAAGCCTGTACTCTCGTCTGCTAATACTCTTGCTTTATCAAACAACTGCATATTTTCATTTGATACGTTAGGAAACTTAGTTCCAAATATAGCTTGACCCGGTGCTCCACCTTGTCTTCTAAATATCTTTCCCGGATATACTGATAAGTCTTGTCCAGGCACTAAGTTAGTTTCATCTACTTCTATCAAAAGATTACCTGATAGCACAGCATTATCTACAGCCATTCTCATAAAACCATTCATCAATGTTTGTGTGTCATCCATGTTTTCTGCAAGACCTACACCAAAGAAAGAATATGGATTTAACTCATAGGGTGCTGCCATGTAAGGTATCTTCGCAGGTTTAAATGGATTTAATACTGCTCTTAAAACACTACCACCACAAACCCATATGTTAGCTTGTAGTTCGTCAAACTCTTGTAGTTCTTTTGGTATGTCTACTTCTTGTTCTAATAACATTGCAGTATCTATCATACCCCAATATTCAAATACTTCAAATCTCTCTACATAGTTTTCTTGATTATAATCTGTTAAATCATCTTCCCAATATTTTTTTACATAATTCTCTCCACTGTCAATGACACCTTCAATAACGTTCTCTCTAAAAAAAGGTCTACGTTTTAATGAACGTAATTCTGTTCTTGACATCTTATGTCTTTCAATTACGTACTGTGCTTGATCTATGTTTGTAGAATCAGGGTCTGGGTAAAAGTTCCATACTGATACATGAGATACTTGTGGTGTTGTCTTAAATATGGGATTGTATTTTCCTTCACCATCCCAATTAGGATATTCTTTATCAAGAGCAAAAGGTCCTTTCATAACCCCAGTTCCAAACAATGACATTTCAAATGCAGTGCTTCTTAAATGTTTATTAGCTCCTGACTCTTCTAATTGGTCAGCTATTTTCTTTTCCATACTTTTCGCTGCAACCATCGCAGGACTAAACGTAATCGCAGTTGGAGTTTCGCCCACACCTTCTTCAAGGTTTTTAATTTTTCCCAAATCATCTTGCAAAGGTCCAAGCTTTTCAAGTAAACTCTTTTCAGTAGAGCCTTTAGGTAGTTCCATGCCATCGCCATTGAAACCATAAGGGGAAGAGATAGAAGACTCTCCACGAATTTCTTCAGGTTTTTTCGGATCAAAGTTAACATCTTTTGCTACTCCTTCAGGTAATGTTGTAGGTTCTATGCTGATAGGAAATTTATTTCCTGCAAACAAAACATCAACTATTTGCCCATAGGCAGCTAATGTTTTTGTTTTAGTTATCTTTATAAATACTCTAGATTTTTCTGCTTCTGTAAACTGAACATCAGGACCATAGAGTCCTCTATAGTTTCTGTAAGCTCTAGTCCATCTTAGTTCATCTTCGTATCTATAGTCTTCTGACTTTTTAAACTTCATCAGAACATAGTCTGCTAATTTAGAAGCTGAAGCATCATCTTCAGTATCGTTTTCTTTTATATCATTTAAAGCTATTGCTTCTTCTTCTTCTAATAAAATATCTTCTTCTGCCATATTAATATCCAAATGTTGCGTCTGCTATAGGCATACTACTTTTTGGTCTGCCCATAGGATCATAGTCAAATATACTAAATCTAGGTCTTGACATAATACCATATCTTAAAGCGTCATAGATATGGTCTTCTGCTCTAGTATCCACGTCTTCAGGATTCTTTTTATCTAGAGGTATAGCAGGTATCTGTGCTATTGTATTCATACAAGTATTAAAGAACACCATTCTAGGTTGCTCGGTAAACTCATCTACTTGCAACCTTCTATGTAATTCATTCTTTCCAGCCACACGACTTCCTTTACTTCTATCTGATGGTCTCCAACGACATCCTCTTGAAATCATTTGTTCAGCAAGTGAAGGACCTGTGTCACCACGTTTATGCCAAAGAGAACTATCAAGTACACCATACTTTATATTACCATCTTCTGATTCTAAGTCTAGTACTCTTTCTGCCAAATCTGTGGCAAGGACTTTAGAAACATATAACTCTCTATACAGTATAAGTTGCTCATCTGGACTAACAGCAAACCACAACACAGCACTATAAGAACCATAACCATAATCACAAGCACGAAACTTGACCCAATTTCTTGGAATGTCAAAAGGTTCAATAACGTGAATATCCCTATTAAACTCAGTAAAAGCAGCACCTTCTTTAATATCCCAATCACCTTCAAGCAACTGTTTACGTTGGTGTTCAGGGAGGGATAGAAGCATCGCTTCGTAGTCTCCTTGACTTGAGAGATATGGATTATCAGATAATCTAGCAGGTATGAATCTTCTTTTAAAGAGAGATTCTCCTGCCTTACTGTGTCCTTCAGGATACTTGAGAACTTTTCCTGTTTCAATATTTGTGGCATCAAATGCTCTTCCGTATGGTGCTGGGTCAATAAACATTTTCTTAACCCATTGATGACCCGGACCTCCTGGGTTAGTTGTTGCTCTCATGTAGACTGATAAGTCTGAAGCAGTAGAACGAAGTCTTGATCGCATATAGTTCCAAGCAAATGGTGTTGACCACTGTGTTAATTCGTCAAAGCCTATCCAACTAAAAGCTAAACCTTGATATCTTAATACATCATCATCTCGGTCTAGGTATGACATCCACAGTCTTGCACCTGATGGAGCTACCCATTGCATCTTTCTTTCTGACCACTTTATACCCTTGTATATTTGAGGGTATAACTCTCTAGACTTCCAAACGAGTTCTCTTAACTCTTCTGTTGTATGTCTAAGCAATAATCCACTAAACTGTGGATGATTCATATAACGCAGTGGGTCTGCTAACATAGCATAACTTTTACCCCCACCTGCAGAACCACCATAAAGAACTTCTCTTTCAGGTGATGCAAGAAACTCTGTTTGAGGACCTTTGTTAGGTCTAAAGACTACGTTTTGTTCTTCAATAGGTACTGGCTCAATATCTTCAACGATACTAGGCTTTTGCACCCGTTCTTTCTTCTTCGTAGGCTTTCGCTTTTTGTATTGCCTTTTCTGCCCACTCAGTCCATGACTTGAGAGTTCTAGCTTTGTTCTTACGTTGTCGTTCATTCATTAATCTTTTTCTTAATCCTACGTGAGATATATCTCTTCCTGTTTTAGTTGTAATCCAATTAGCTACTTGTCTATATGAATATTGTTTCACGTATTGCCTAGCAACTTCTATGGCTTCTAACTCAAAAGGTATAGGGTCAAGTAATTTAGAATCTTCTTTATTAACTTCATAGCCAAAAGGAACTATCCTTGCTATGCGTGGTATTTGTATCCACTCTTTCTGTTCTTCATCTTTTAAATCTGTTGGTTGTGGAAGTTTCCACTTACCTACACTTCTGTTCATTTTTTAGTTTTCTTTTTTAAATTATCTACGAAAGTAACAGGGTTAGCGTATTTTTTTGTAGATAATCCACCTCTTGATAATTTTTGTTTTTTACGTTTTTCTTCTTTTTCTTTATACAACTTATCTAAAAATTTATCTCTTTCTAATTTTTTTAACATTTTAGATTCATCTCTTAAAATTTTATCTTTATAAGCCTTGTCTAGATTTTTTTTACGCTTACTTCTTTCCATACCTACTTTTCCTGCAGTCTGTAGTCTTCCTAAAACACTTTTATCCATGCCTGTTGGTTTATTTAAAAGTTCTTCTAATTCTTTATCAGTCATATCTTCTACGAGTTTTGCTCCATACTTTTTTGCAAATCTTTTAATTGGATTAGCATCACTTGCACGAACAATCTTTTTTTCCTTTTTATTCTCTGCCATGACTATTTCCCTTTCTTTGGTGGCAATATCATTACACCACCTGATGCTTCTACTTGTACTTTCTCAGTTTTAATTAAACCAACTCTGTCAAGTAATTCTTTTGCTGCACCAAGTCTATCTCTTATGCCTAACTGTGTAGGGTCATCAATACCACTTACCATCGCAACTGCTGCCTTGGGTGCATTACGACTCATATACAGTTGTGTCTCTTCCATTATCTCATCTTTCATAGATGCGACAATAGCAGAAGTTCCTGAGTGCTCTGAATATCCTGCAAGTAGTTTTGCCTGTACAGGGTCTCCATTAGCTTTGTCAAACAAAACCTCTAAAAACTTTTGTTGTCTCTCTGTTAGTTCTCTTTTCTTTGTTGTCATATAGGTACACCCTGTTTTACAACTCTATCAATTAAACGTTGTGCTCTATTTGTTGTCTGCTTAAACCACCTACTGTCTTCCATCTGAAGTGCCATTTCACGATAGTCTCCCACTTCTACTGCAGCAATCATGCGTTTAAATTTAGATAAACGAGGCTTTCCTAATTGAAAAGACATATTAATCAATACGTGTTGTATATCTTCAGGTAAAGAATCAAAATCATTAAATATATCTTGACAGTCATTTATAGCAGTCTGTACATCTTTTTCAAACCACTCTTGTACTTGTTCTTCAGATATAGATGTACCAATAGGTCCTGCATATATCTCTTCATCCCACTCAGTAATCAAATGTCCGATTCCTCCGGTCAAATGCCCTTCACTGCAATGGTACGTTTCGTATTTACAGCCTTCGTCAGCCTCTATTTCTTTTCTTAATATATCTATATTCATCTTCTAAGTCCTTGCTTACGTTGTTCTTCGTGTAGAGATTCAACGTGTTTACGATAAAAATAATTACCTATTTTATTAATTATAGCAGATATTTCTAAAAATGTCAAGGTTTTTAATGTCATGCTCTTTTTGATATCCTTTGTGCTAGGTGACTAATAAGTATCTGTCTCATTTGTTCTGCTCTTGTTCTATCTGTAAAAGAATACTCTCTTACATCTTCTGAATCAAGTCTAATTGAGAATATGTAGAATGCTCCCTGTTTTGTGACAGGTGATGCACTTCCTTTAGCTATTCTTTCGGGATTAACTAATGTTCCAAAGTTTGTTTCAATAATTTTAGCCATTATTTTTTCTTTAACATCTTAGCAGCTTGACCTACACCTTTTATACCAAACGATGCAGATATAGCAATATATAAAAGATATTGATACCAATCAGGTAGTGTTGCCAACACTTCAAAACCACTTTGTACATATTCTCGCATTCCCGGAATGAAAACTAATATAGCAGGAGCTAATAGTACAACTAAAGCAAATTCGTCTTTCCAGCTATCATTTGTAGCATCAGCCATTTTACCTTCCCACTCTATCTTACCTGAAGCTACTTTCTCTGCTACAGTTGCTCTAGCTTTTGCCTCTGCTACTTTTGCTTTACCTTCTGCTTTTGTTTTTTCTAGTTTGTTTTGAAACCATGTTCCTGCGAGATTTGCGATTGGTCCTATTAGTGCTTGTATCATTTTCTATCTTTTCCTTTAATCTTTCTGCTCTTAGCTTTTCTTTTACTTTAACTGAATTTACGAAATCTTGATGCTTTTTTTGCAATCTTTTTGGGTTGTTTAGAAAATTGTTTACCTGCTCTCTTCGCTTTTCGTTTAGCAGCCGTAGAGGCGGCGTATTCACTGGGAGAAAGAGCCTTAATCGCTGCCGAAGGTAAATAACGTTCGCCAGTTGCCTTTGACCCTTGTGTACTAGGTTTACCTGACTTGGTTCTCCATTTTTGTTTTGTCCACGCAACTAAAGACCTCTGTGATTTTTTTAATGCCATAGTTTACCTTTACATACATAAATCTTCATACTTTGTTGTATGAAGTCTGTGTTGAGATAAGTCACCTTTGTTCTTTTTAAATATTTCTAACATCCATTGTATCATAATTTACCTGTCCATTTTCCTACGAAGTATAATATTAATCCACCTAACCCTAACAAAGCTATGAAAGCTATACTATAACCCATAATTTCAATAAGTTCTTCTCTTCTTCTCTGAGCCATTTTCTCTGCATATCGTCTTGACTTTCTAGCTTCTGCTTGAAACTTTTGCCAATCTTGCCATAATCCCGGTCTGCCTACATATATCATAATTTGTTTGAGTTCTTCTTCTTGTTGCTTTATTTTCTCTAAAGCCATGAACTCTTCTAATTCATTTGTTCGTACACCCTTGGCTCTTTGTTTCTTTGCTTTTCTCTCTATCTCTTCTTTTGCAAATACAAAATCTGAGATTTGTTTTCCACAACTTGCTAAGTCTTTTCCGTTGCTTATAAAACTTTTAATTACACCGAAGGCAGCATTTGCCGCTGCTAATTCTGCTAACATTCTACTTCCTTACAGGTTTACAATATGCAGTTATACGTTTATTTCCATCCTCTGTTGGTATGCTTGGCTGGTCATGCAGTTTTTCTGCAAAATAAAGACATCTATTGATATCCTTAAATCTTTGACTCTGATTCACAATTTGATTATCAATCATGAATATCAGAAGAAACTCTATCACTTAAATCGGGACACCTTGTACATCTTCATCATCGTCATGACAGTCACAATTACAATCTTCACAATCACAGTCATAACATTCACAAGTATCACACCTTTTTCTTTTTTCGTTCATTTGCTCTTTTTAAACTTTCTTTTGCTTTTTTAAATATACTAACAACTTGAGTTTTACCCATTACTTTAGCTCTTTGCTCACCGACTGTAAGTATTTGTATCTTTCTCGCATATGGCTTATTGATTTTTTTAACCTTCGCAACCGTGGCTCTGGCATCTGTCGGAGTTGCAAACTTGATACTAACCGTATCCTTAGGATTCTCATCCGTGTATAAGCGTCTATCAGAACCTTTTGGTTTTTTTCCTGTACCAACTTTAGGATCTCTTTTTTTTCTTGACAACTTTTTTATATCCCTTCTTTTGGTCTCTATTAACTTTAGATAAAGTTTTAGCTTGACTTGCATGAAGCTTGGATGCCTTCTTCAATCCTTTTATTACTTTTGTTAATTTTTTAGTGTAATGTGGCATTAGTTTCTGTATCCTCCACCTGCTTTTTTGTAAGCCGCAGCTAACATTTGAGCTTTTCTTGCAGACCATTGACCCGGAGCACCACCTTTGCCTCCTGCCTTTATTCTGTTAAATATTCTTTTTCTCATTTCAGGTTTTGTATAGTTACCTGCTTTGTTTACTGTGCTTTTACTTTTTTTCTTTGCAGTTCTTTTTCTAGTTTTCTTTTTAGCAGAACCACCTTTTCGTAACTCTAGTTCCGATAAAGCTTTTGCTTGACCTGCGTGAGCTTGACTAGCTTTTTTAAGCTTTCCTGCTACTTTTTTTATTGTTGATTTTGCTTTTTTTATTTCCACTTCGTTCTCCTAAAGCTACTTTATATTTTTGTACTCTATTTCTAGCTAGACGTTCTTTTGTCTTATTCTTTTCTTTCAAAGCTTGTCCAACGTCTCGTCTAGCTTTCATAAGTAATTTAACAAGTCTATCTTTTTTAGGTCCTTCTTTTAAATTAGACTGTTTATATCCTGCAGTAGAAAGTGCTATAGCGATAGCTTGTTTATGAGGTTTACCCTCTTTTTTTAGCTTTCTTATATTTTGACTTACTACTTTTTGACTTCTTCCTTTTTTCAGCGGCACTTGGTAATAATCCTTTACTTACTGCTCTAGCTCTTTCAGAGAAACCAAGTTTCTTTTTACTTTTTATTTTTTTTCTTATTGTTTCTAACTTGGCTACCATCTGAATATAGATTGTTAAACGTTACTGAAGGGTCTAAATAAGACTCATGAGATTCTGCTGAATGAATCCACTGTGAAGGTGTGAAATCAGGAGCACCTTCTCCAGTTCTCCATAAAGCTGGACTTGTTGCTCTCACTCTGTTGTTTGGCAATGCCACTATGTTACCAGTCCATTTACCTGCATCTAACAAATACAATACGTGTGATTGTTTATGTTGAGCTGGATCATCTGCTATATCGCTGTCTGTGTAATCAACAGTAAATAAATATTTACCTGTATAGAAATCATTATCAATCTTACAAAGCCAAGGTGATGAGCTTACTCTGTCCATCACAATAACTGAATGATGTCTTGATTCACAATCCCAAGGTTGACACAGATGGTCTTCCATTGGTTCTGCCCATTCATCTACGGGTATGTCTGCGACCAAAGCTTGAATAGGCATTCTTGCCCACATTGCACCACCATGCACATTTTCTTCAGGTCCTCCTTCCATGTCTATCTCACATCCTGTGAAAACAACTTGGAAACTTAAAGACCTATCTGGTATGGTGTTTACTGCAAATACCATTGCGTGAAGGAACTCACCGTGATAGTTTTGATGATTACAAGTGAACTCTCTTCGTACCCAACATTTAAAGTGTGGTACGTTACTTATTAGATAAGACATTATCTACGTTTTGCAGCTCCACCCCTTGAGTACATCTTTGTCTTTTTCTTCATGCCTGCACCACCTCGTGCATACATTTTAGTTTTCTTTTTCATTCCTGCACCACCTCTTGAGTACATTTTAGTTTTCTTTTTCATTGCCATTTTATTTCTCCCATTATGACTTTTTATTTTTCTTACGAGCAGTTTTTGTTCTTGCGTAAGACCTATTTTTAGAACGAGGAACTGCTTTCAATTTACTTTTCTTTTTGGAAGCATCTCCACCCACATGGTGAACATCTTTTTTGTCACCCTTTTTAACTAGACCTTTACGTTTCATAATACGTCTAGCTAAATTCCTATTTACACGTTTCTTCTTTCGTGCATCTGATTCATTAGCGTACTCTTTTTCATAGTTACGCTTAGACATCAAACCCCATATTTCTTACAGCACTTCTGCCTTTTTCTGTTTTAGCAAGTGCTTTAAGTCCTTTGTTTGGTAAGTTGTCTACTACAGCGGCTCCTGATGAAGCATATAAATGTCTTTTTCCACTTGCCATTCCACCGTAAGCCATACCTTTAGGTTTACCAACAGCTATGATAATAGCAAGTTTATTCTTTTTATCTTTCTTTTTAGCCATAGAACAATCCCCCTTTTCTCATATCTGTGTGTCCTTTTTTAGCTTTACTCTTAACTATATTGCCTTGAGTACCTTTCATCGCTGCTCTTGCAGCAGCAGAGCCTGTTCCACCAAACTTTGCCATGAGTCTTTTTCTATCCTCTTCACTAGAAGCAAAGATGTTACCCTTCAAACCAAATCCTACGTTACCACCTGCTGTGATGTTTGTTCTTTTTGGTTTGTCTGCAACTTTTTTCTTTTCTTGAAGTGCTTTTGTCTTAACCGTCTTAACGTTGATCTCTCTTAGTTTTTTGAGAGGAGTTTCTTTTTTCTTAACGTTTGTTAGAGGTTTTGTCTCTGCTTTCTTGTCAGTTGTAACCACATCTTTTTTCTTAGGCATAGATTTAACTTCTTCAGGACCTGTAAGTTGTCCTGCACCTAAAGCTGTTCCTATCGTTAAAGCAGTAATAGCTTTACCTTTATTACGAGTTAAGATATTACCTTGCTTTTTATCTTGTGGTTTTTTCTTTGCTTGAGTTTTAGATTTAGGTTTAGGCTTTGTTTGAGCTTGAACTTTAGGTTTAGTAGTCTGAACTTTAGGCTTTTGAAGCTTTTTAACTTGATTAAGTTTAGTTACGGTAGGAGCATTCTTAGCTTTTTTGCTATTTTTTGCTATTTGTTTAAAGCCTTGCTTCTTCAAAAAATTAAATACAGACCTAGAACCTGCTTGTAAAACAACACGACCTAGTTGCATGACTATAGGTACGAATACAGGCATTACATCTTCCTCATTTTTTTATCACGCATTCCTCTTTTTATCTTTGCCATTCCACCTTTGCCAACTCTACCCATCTTAGTCTTAATAGGCATTGGTTTCTTCTTTGGCATAGGAGATGACTTTCTTGTCTTTCCAGTCATGAAGTTTAGATAGTCTCTCAAAGATAATCCACTTTTATCTAAATCAGTTTTTGTGACTGCAGCTTTCTTTTTGCCATCTTTGCCCATGTAGTATAAAGACCCAGCTTTCTTTGCAGCTGCGATTGTTTTAAAATCTTTAAAAGTTTGTCCTTTAGTAGGTGCTCTACCTTTGATTGATTCAGTCTTTTTTGCAGTGCCTTCTGCTTTTAATCTTCCAGGTGACTTGCCTAGTGGTGCTTTTCCACCTAACGCACCAGGAGACTTTCCTCTTGCTGGTGTAGGTTTGTCTTTAAATTTTCTGCCTTTCACATAAGTGTCAAAGATTGAACCTAAAGTTCTCTGATTTCTTTTTCTTATGTCAGCTTTTCTTTTTTGTTCTTTCATAGCAGCAGGTGTCTTTTTAGGTGATTTGACATTAAGTTCGTCTAGTCCACCTGTCATCATCATCTGCTTTTTTCTTTGCTCTGCTCTTTTCTTTTGACCAAGGCGAACTTTCTGCATTTTTTCTCTGTATGATTCAGCCATTTAACATCTCCATCTTCTTCTAGCTTGTCTTAATCGGCTATTCGGGTTCTTTGCAGCTTTAGGGAATTTTTTCATCTGACCTGCACTTCTTGCACAAAAGGATTTTCTTCGTGCTGCTCTAGATTTAGATGGGTTCTTTTCTGTTACTGCTGTTTTTAATTTACTTCCCGGATTTTGCCTTCTATACTTAGCGACACCCTTTTTGGTCATCCCTGCACCACTTTTTGTGGGTCGCATATCTCCACTCTTCTGAGTGAATCCCTTTAGTCCTCCACGCTTTCTTTTCTTTTCTGCCATGTTGTTTTTAACTTTTCGCCTTCTAGTGTCATATCTAAGCATTTATAACTTTTAGGAAAATACATAGGCATATGAATAGGCATACCTTGTGCTATTTCGTAAGCTCTAGCTAGACATTTGTCGTGAGTTGGGTGAGGACTATATAAATCTTTTAATGTCACACACATATTTGGACTGCCTATTAGACAAGCCAACACAAATAATTCATACATCGTTTAACATTCCTTCAGCTTTCATCGCATTCTCTACGTGCTTCAGCGTATAACGTTCACCTGTCCTAGCTTCTATTGCAGCACGAGTGTAAAATACGGAACTGTGAGGAATATGTAGCTTATGTAAAGTATTTGTACGAATTGCATCGTAAAATGATTCTAAAATATTCTCTGGTGTATATAGTTTTACTGATTTTTTACTCATTGTCAAGAAACAATTTCATAGCACGGAAATTATTGGGGTTAATCTTAGTTATACTTTATAGTTTAGTATCTAATATAGTTTTATCTGCTTAATAGTTTTACTATTAGTTTAACTACACATAATTATACTCGGTTTTTACTATCTTGTCAAGTAAAATATTTTACTGTGTGTTTGGACTGCCCAAAATGTAACGTTTTTTATATACTAATCTGCTGCATTTTAACAGTTAGTTAAGTGGTTAACACTAGAAATACCTAATCTGTGTATATCTCCATGATACGTACTACTAGATGGGGTGTACCCCCAGCCCCCCCATGCCAAAAAAGTGCTGTAACATAGCCAAAAAATAAAAATATTCTATTGATATTACTATAAATTATCTATTTTCTAATTACTGATAAGAAAACAGTATCTAATTATAGTTAAAATTGTCATAGTCTATGACATTTTTTATTGATAGTTACTAATTAAGAATATTAAAAGTATATCTATATATATTTTTTAAGCATAAAATAAAATATCTATATACATATTGTTTATATTAAGTTTTATGATGGATTTATTTATTATATTGACACTATCACATAATAGTATAAAATTTATATTGAAGCTTAAAAAGTTTCATAATTTTAATTTAACTAAACAGAAAAGGAAAATATAATGTTAAATTTATTTAAAAATAAAAAGTCTACAAAAAAGACAACAACTAAAAAATTATCAATAGTAAAACAAATTGATAAGCTTTCAAGTTTTGAAAATATATCAACTACTATTGAAAATGTAATAGCTAACCGTAAAAATACTTATAAGAGTTTTATTGACGGTTTACTTGGTGAATTAGCACTAGGTGATTTTGTTGAAAAGTTAGACATTGAAGCTTCTAAACAAAAAAACCGTAACAAGTTTAAACACGATCAATTAAGTAAAAAGGGTTTTGGTAAACATACCACTAACGATAAAAACCAAAGTACTTTTGAATATACGGTTTTTACAAGGCAAGAATTGAATATAAGAAAACAAGCAAATAAATATTCAAATTTATTTTACAACTATTGTTTAGAAAAAGAATTTACAAGTTTTGTTTATGCTTTTCAAAATTTTAGAAAAGATAATATTGAATTGTTTTCTAATAGTGAAAATTCTAAACAAGCTTCACATAAAAGAAAAACAACTAAACAAGCAAATTCTAAAAAAGAAGCTTCTAATGAATTATCAAATAAATCTTTAAGTTTAGAATTTGTATCAAATATAACTAATGAAAAAACTTTTAAGGATAAAAATTTAGAAACTTGTTTAAAAGACTGTTATTCATTTATGGAAATTTATTTCAATGAAAATGGTTTAGATTTTGAAAAGATTATCAAAAACAATAAATCTAATGAAATTGAAACTTTTAAAAAGATTTTCAAAATAGCATAAACTTAAAATACATATATTAAAATTAGCCTAGTTTTTACTAGGCTTTTTTTATGTCTTAAATTAATCTAAATATATTATTATAGCTATCATATTTTTTATGGTAGCTTTTTTTTGTCTTTAAAAAGTGTCATAGACTATGACGTTTTTCTTTTCCTATGCTCATAAGAGTCACAACTACGGTCATAACTAGAGAGGTCTTGAGCAGATCAACAGTAGTAAAATCCAGGAGTTGTTACATTTTTTGCAACTACGGTCATAACTAGAAGAGCATTCTGCAAGTATTGACACTACCTATAGGTGTGCTAGGCTTATAGATAATCACAGTAATAATGCTGTGATGTAAAAAGTGTCATAGACTATGACGATTTTAGAAAGGTAAAACAATGACTAGACATTACTACGACATGACTTATCAGTTTAGACCCAAACTTGCAAAGAGTAGCTTGGGTAAGAACTATCCAAATCAACCTAGAATCAGATACTATACCTATCATGATTCAGATACTATAGGTGCGTTAGGTGTTGCTAATCTACAAGCACATCTAAAAAAGAAATACTATGAGAGAAAAACAAGAGAAGCTTTTGATAAAGCTATGCAAAGAATAAAAGGGGAGAATGACTAATGTTTGATACTATAGAAAACGTCATAGACTATGACGATATTACTTTACAGAATGAGCAATCACAGATGCTTCACA